CGTTTGGAAGATGCCGCCCACGCCAACCACCAGTACCACCAGTTGCACCACGCTGATCACCGTTCCAAGCGTGGTGGGCTGCTGGTAGCGGGGGCCGATGGAGGGAACCGGGCTCAAGCGCAGGCTCCATCCACCGCGTTCGGCATACTGAAGAAAAACAGGTTTTCGCCAGTCGCGCGCGCGGTGGCGTACATCATCACCACCGTATTGTTGGCGATGGCCTTGAAGCTGAACCCAACAGGGATGTTGGAAGTGGTAATGCCAGGGCCAAGGGTGGTGGTAGCGCCGATCATCTGCGGCCCCTCGCACCCATTGATGGCCTTTCCCTTCGTGGCGATCAGGGAAGACTTCCGGCGATAGGTATCGCTGGTGTTGTAGGTGCCCGTGGTGGACACGCTCACCTCTTCCCAATCGTATTCCCACGCGACTGGCTGCCCGGCGGTGCCGCCGATGGTTGCGGTCTTACCCGCAATGGCCGTGCTGCCCGTAATGCGCGCCATGAACACCACAACCGGCGGCGGTGCGGACTTGGGCCCGCGTTGCCCCTCACCGTTTATCCGGTTGATCGTGTCCGCAATGGTTCGCACTTGGTTCGGTGACCAAGGGCCAACATTGCCGCGTGTAACGCCGTTGACGAACATCAGATGCCCGTAATACCGATGCCGCTAAAGGCGCTGGTGGTTGGGAACGGCTGCCGGGCGAACACGCATAGCGCGTTGCTCATCTCCCCATCCGGCACGGTGGTTGGCGCGCTGCCGCAGGAATCGGTTTTCTTGCCCTTGATCACCTGCCCATCGGGGCCGCGCTTGGCGATCTGCCGCAGGTGGAAACCACTGTCATAGACGAATGAATAAACGATTTCATAGGTTGCAGGGCCCACACGCGTGATGCTGCAACCCGTGAATAGCAGCGTGTCCGCCGGGAATGAGTAGGGGCCAATCGTAAAACTAACGCTGTTCCGGTTGTTGATGAAGCCAACCGGCGGTGTGGGCCGCCCAGCACGCACATTGCGAACGGTCACCTTCGCAACATTGTTGAAACAGGTGATGGGCTCGCCGCCCGAATCAACCTTGGTGCCGCCGATGTCGGTATCGGCTGGGGTTGACTTGTTCGCGGGTGCAGTTGCGCCAACCCGCCACATATCCACACCCTCGCCACTCAAGCTGTACTCAATGGCGGTGAAACCAACCTCGCGCTCCACCTTGTTATCCGTGGTGGTGGTGCCATTGTCCGCGGTCTGTGAATCGAACGCCACCGTGGCCTGCCACACATACCCGCCATCATCAACCATCGCCAGCGAAAAGCTAGGCTGCGTCACGCGGCCCGAAAAGAATGAACCCTGATCGGTGATTGCGCCGCCGCTGCCGCCGTATTCGGTGGGGAACAGTTTCGCAATTACGGTGGAGCTGCCAAGGATGTCGCTGGCGGTGAGCGCCTGCCTGGCCGCCTCGGTGATCACATATTGCGCGCTGCCGCTCCACTTGCCGCGCTCAAAGTTGATGGTGGTTCCACCGGCGCGCTGGGCAATGTTGACGGTGATAGGCATTTACACGGCTCCCGTTGCTGCTGCGAGTTTCGCCAGGTGCGTGGCGCTGGCCTGCGTGGCCTTGGCGGTGGCCTCTGCTGGCTTCGCCAGTTTATCTAGCCCGCTCGTGGTGCCAGCCATTTTCACGCTGCCCACGGCGCTTTGGATGCTTTCGATGTTGGAAACCGCGGTGGTCTTGGATGCACCGGCTTCGGCTGCCTTCAGTTTCTCATTCAGCGCGCGCGCGTTCTCTTGCTCCTGCGCGTCAAGGCCAAGTCGATCCATCTTCTTCTGGAACAACTGATCCTCGGTCATCGTGCGATCGTCTAGCGCGTCCTGCAAATCATCCATGAAGTTCATCACGGATTCCTCTCGGCGCTCCTCTGCGGCGGCGCGCATTTCTGCGCGCTTCTCCGCATCAGCCTGGGCGCGCTCTTGCGCCTTCGCGGCCTCTTCTGCAACGCGTGCGCGTTCCTTCTCTGCCTCTGCCGCTTGATCGGCAAGCATCTTCTCTTGTTCCTGCCGCTTCATCGCCTCATCTTGCGCCGCGCTCGTGGCCTCAAATGCCGCGCGCAGCTTGTCGCGGGCTGCGACGATCTCCGGCCCCTTCGCGCCTTCCTTCGTCATCTGATCGTTCAATTGCTTCTCAAGTTCGGCAAGGCGCTGCGCTCGCTCCACGCGGGTGCGCTGTTCGTCGCTCACCGCTTCGGCTAGTTCGCGCTGCTTCTCCAAATCGGCAACCATCTTGGAACCCACGGCAAGCATTCGCTCATTTCGCGCGGCTTCCTCTCGGCTCGCTTGCTGCCGTGCTTCCTGATTCCCGCTCGCGTCGCTCGTCAACCCAATGGCATCGGTGGCCGAACCCAAACCCTGCCCAATCCACTTTCCTAGGGTGCCAGCAACCGGGATGCTTTCAAGTGTCTTGGCGAATCCATCGCCGATGGCGTAGGCGATGTTCGCACCGGCATTGTTGAAGATTGGATTCTTGAGTGTTTCATCAATGGACTTCAGCAGCGTGTCAGCGAGTTGGATTCCAAGAAACCCGCTGATGGATTTCCCCATCGAGTTACTCCAAGACTTCATTCCCTTGGAAATGGCCTTCTCAATACCGCTCACCTTGTCCGTGGTAGCGGATTCCACTTTCTTCCAACCAGCGATGTACTGATCAGATTCAAGCGTCATTCGCGCCTTGAACGCTGCAACATTACCCATGAGCGGCCTTCCCTTCGATCATTGCCCGAATGGCAGCAAGCGATGTTTCTACATCGTCCTTCGGTTTCTCTTCGTAGGGCATGAAATCCGCCACCTTGAAAGGTGTGCCGCTGGTGCGGTGGCAGTTTGCCACGGTGCTGGCGATGATTGCGGAACGCAGATCGGCGCGCGTATCACCGAATGGCTGGATGGCGTTGTATGCGATCCATTCGGTTAGTTCGCGGCTGCTCATGGTTTCCTCTAGTTCCGCAACTGTGCGGCCCAACGCAAGCGCCAACTGAAACATGAACCTGCGTAGCGGCCGCTCAATCAGTTTTTTTCGATGGCTTCCTTGTCCTTCGCACCCATGCCCGAAAGACGCGTTGCGATGTCATACAACTCATCGATGACGGATGCGGGCATGTCCCCAATGGCTTCGATGTCCGCGGCGCTGAACATCGGCGCATCACCGTCATACGCGCACATCGCCACCAGGCTGGCGCGGATGTTGGTGAGGGTCTTTCCCTTCGCGCTCCAAATGCGCTGTTCCCATTCGTCACGCTTTGCGGCTGTAAGCCCGCGCATCGTTACAACCCCCACTCCGGGCACCGTCACCTGTTCGCAAGGAACGGTGGCCCGGAGTGCAAGGAACTTGTTCTTTAGATCACTCATCAGGCGGTATCCGCGATGGTGAGAGCGCCAGTAACCTTCACGGTGAATGAGACCGTGAGAACTGAATCAATCCCAATTTTGGTTGAGAAATCAGTCACAATTCCGCTGCCGGAAATGGTGTACGCACCGCCAGCGCTGATGGAAAATGACTTTGCAACTGGCGCGGCACTTGCAGCCGTGATGCTGATCTGATCCCACGCCTTGCTTTGCCCACCGCCGGTGTCGTAATTTGCCTCAACCGTGATGGTGCCTGAATCGATCACTCCGGCGGTGAATGTTCGATGGCGCTCGGCAATGGTGGTGATATCAATGGCCGTGAGCTTTGCGCCATCCATCGAAATCGAAATGATGTTGGCGCTTGCGCCTCCATCGAAAGTAAAGGTAGAACCGAATCCGCTAACGCCTGCCATGTTGATCCTTTCGCTAGGTGATCGATGTGGGGTTCACGGCCGCGCTTGCGTAGTACGCATCGACCGTAACTACCGTGATGTGAATGCCCGTTTCCGTGCCTTCCGCGCCAATATCATAAGTCGATGTAATGCCGTTTTCACGGATTTCCTGAATGGTTGTGCTGTTGGCCATGCCCTTTGCGCCGTGCATTGAAACCCGAACTGCCTCGCCAATAGTTCGTGAATCTCCAAGGTTTCCAGCGATGCACTCAATGTCGATGGAGCATTTCCGAACCTGATCCTGGCGGTCAAGGGACGGGCTCAAAGCGATATCGGATTGCACAGCAAGCACGATGGCCGGAAGGCTTCCAACATCCAAGCGATAAGCGGAAGTGATACGGCTGCTTGGAACAAGCGTGGTAACAGCGGTGCTTTGAGTCAGAATGGTTCGAACTGCTGCAATCACAAGGTTGCTCATTTGACTCCATTTCTTGCAGCGGCTTTGGCCGCCAGGCGCTCGAAAACATCCTCCATTTTTCGATTCAACTGGCTTTCGGCCGTATACCTAAACCGCTTCAGGATCGAAAACGCACCGTTGAACCCCGTGTATGGATTCTTGGAGTGGCGGCCGGACTCCATAAGGAACATGCCTGGGCCCCAAGCCTTGAGGCGCACTAGATAACCCAACCCGCGCTTGAGCTTGGCAACCTTGAAGCCCCAACCATCCTTTCCGTCACGCACCAACGCTTGGATGGCTAGGTTTCGCGTGAATCCAACCGGCAAGCCTTGCCTGCGATTCTTGTTCCACCAGCGGTGCTGTAGTGCGCGCCCAAGTCTTTCCCCATCGTGTTTGCCCGTGCGGGAATCGAAGTACTGGAGCAATGCCATTTGTGTTGGCTCGCCAATTTCCTGAAACACCTTCAGAACGGTTTCATCTAGGTCGCGGCCGGTCATGGAAAGGATGGTTTTCCGGAACTCCGGCAACCCTTCGACGATCAGGCGTTGGCGCGCGCTGGGCATTACTGCACGATCTCCATAGCCATGCAATCGATGAACTCACGGCGCTCGCGCCAGTTTGTAACGGTCACGATTTCCCACACCCGGCGCGTCATGCCGCCCTCGGTGGAAACCGTTTGAAGTTGGCTACGGTGGGTCACATCGGGATGCCACCGCATCCGTAGGCGGTGACTTACTGTCTGATCCAACTGCTTGTGGTTCATGCGCTCGCTGGGTGTCGCGTCGCTGATCTCGGCAAACAGGATGGTTCCCGTACCCGCCGCGCTCACCGTGCGGATCGGCTGCCCGTAGGTATCAAGCGTCGTGGTAGCCACCATCAACTCAAGCGCCACGCGCATATTGCCGGGGTTCACCAGTAGCCCCCATCCTGATACTGCACGATCAACCGGCGCACGGTCATGGGGATTTCGGCAGGCGATGAACCCATCGCCACGCTCACGCGATTATCGTACATGTGGCTGCATTGCAGCAAGCACGCGTGTACCAAGGCGCGGGGGATGTTCGCGGCCGCAGCACCATAGCCCGCGGTGAATGCCACGGACACATCAAGCGCCCCCTCACCCAGCGTGCTGGGCCACGATTGCGAACCCTTCAGGATCACCCGCCCAATGCCGTTGACGCTGAACGCGTTGTAGGCGCTCGCGGAAAGCGTTTGCGTGGCCCCGGCTGCGTCGGTGTAGGTGATGCTGGAAACCGCGATCCAAGGCGAACGCGGCAACACGATTTCGCCATCGGTGGGAAACGCCTCCAGCGAATAGGTGAACGAACGCGTGATCAGCGCCCGCCGCGTTTCGTTTTCGATCACCTGCGTGGCGGCGAGAACCATATCGGCTAGTGCCGTGTCATCTTGGGTATGGAAGATGCGCCCGAAAACTTTGAAATCGGCCACGCTGATTGCGGTGGTGACTGCGCCGGTATCGTTCAGGTTCGTTCGCATGGTTAGCGGCATCGCGCCAAATTGTTGATGATGGATTGGCCAAACGCGTAGTAACCGGCTTGCGACAGATGCGCCTCATTCGTGGTGGTGCCGGAGTAGTAGCCCGCGGATGTCATCTGCGCCGCGGTGTAAAGCTGCGAAAGGTCAACCACCGTGGTGTTTGAATAGGTCTTGGCCCACAGGTTCGCAGCGGAACGCGATCCGGCCAAGTTGCTTTCGGTGCTGCCGCCGTAGTCCGTATCAAGCGGGTGTGTGACGCTGCACACAAACACTAGATTTTGTGCGGCATACCCAGCGTTGGCCCACGCCTGTTGCATCTTGGCGATGATCGTTCCGGCGTTCGTAGTCCAGGTCGAACCAGAATCGCCGCCACCGTTGATGCCTGCGTTGAACCACACCGCGACGCGCCCGCTACCACCAGCGGCAACTTGGCGGCTAACAATCTGCGTAAAGTAGTTTTCAAGGAAGGTTCCATCCGTTCCGGTAGAACCGTCCACCACACTTGCGATGGTGGTAGAACTTTGGCCCGAGCCATAGTGCAGGTTGTGAACCGAAACGCCCTTGGCCGCCTTGTAGACGGAATCAAACAGGGCACCCGCTGGGCCAGTCGCAAACCCGATGTAGGCCCAACCGAAAACAAGTGCGCTACCTGGGCTCGTGCTTGGCATCGTGAATGCCAAATCCTTGTTTTGAATGTCGGTTCCTGAAGCGTTGTAAGTGGATGCGGAAGTGGTTGCCAGCGCCGTATAGGTTCCGCTGGTCACCTTGTAGATTGTTGGGTTGATGCTTCCGCCGCTTGTGCTGGTGCGCGCGTGTGTCACGCGGTAGATCAGATTCGTTCCGGGTTGATTCCAACTCGGCAACGCTGGCGATGGTTCCGCACCACCCGGATAGGTTCCGTTCAACTGGCTGAAGCTTTGGAAATTGGTTGACGCTGCAACCCATGCGTAATTGAATTGGGTAACGCCGTATGGGATGAATGTGGTGGCAGGCACCGCAATTCGCGTAATGTCTCCCGGGCCACTAACGGAACCGCGAAGCAGCGTTCCCGTGGGGGCAGTTACATTGGAGAAGTATCCAGCAAGTGTGGTGACCGTAGTTCCATCATCTTCCTTCACAACACCGGTTGTGATGGTGGTGGTGCTAGACATGATGGGCATGAGTGGGGAGCCATAGGTTGGCGCGCCTGCGGCGTTCAGTCCGCGCAACAGGCCGCGCGTCCAACCGCCACCACCGCCGCCAAATCCACCGTAGGAATAGCCCGCGTTCGAATCGCCAATGGTGATGATGTCGAGCGAATTGGCACCGGAAATTGCATCGGCCACGAATCGCCCGGCCGTTGGAGAACCATAGAAACCGCTCGGCATGAACCCGCGGGACAGCATGAACGGGGTGTAGCCATTTCCCTTCATCGCTTGCCCTGGCCTTTCTGCTTGGGTGCCTCGCTAGGCGCAGCAGGAACCGCGTGTACGCGTTCCGCAATGCCTGCCACGCACCATTGGTGCGCGGTATCCGGATCGACCGTAGCCACCTCGCCCGGCCCCCAAACGCCTTTCGCGCTGGCCACGGCTTTCAAGAATTGGATTTGAACCATGCTCATGGTGAGGAAATCCGGCGAGGGCCTTTCGGCCCCCGCCGGTGTGGGTTGCAGTTTCAGTATCAGGTCGAGGCAACCAGGGCGCTAAACGCCAGCGACGGGAGTGCCAACTGGCAATCCATACGCATGTTGGCGATGTAGCCCGTTTCATTGGTGTCCGCGTACCGCTCGCGCAGCACCTTCAGTTCATAGTTGGCGGTGGTGCCCATGTAGCAGTAGTCCCACGCGCCGATGATGCCAACCTTGGTAGCGGTGGTGCCGCTGGTGGGCAGGGACGAAATCGCCGCGCTGGCGTACACCGGGATGCCGAGAATGCGATCAGGCTCTGGTGCTGCACCGCTGCCGCCCTTGGTGTAGCCGTTCTCCCAGAAATACTGATTGGTGGTTCCAAGGGAACCAAGCTTGCGCAGGTAGCCCAGGGTCGAATCATTCACGATGATTGCAACGCTGGGGTGAACGCGGTACTGGCGAGGCAGGCTGTAAACCCAATCGATGATGTTCGCAGCCGTAATCGCCGTGTAACTACCCGTATTGGTGGTGGCAAGGCCCGACGCATTCAGCAGCGAAGCGGGAGCGCCGGACACATTGGTAGCGGCCAGCAGCGCCGTTTCCTCGGTCTGTGCGAACACGCGCGCCATCTGCTCGGTGACAATCGACGAAATCGACATGTTGCCGCCGCGGGCATCGGCATCGGCCACCAGTTCGTTCGACACGCGCAGAAGGGCCGAAAGCCTCTTCGGGGTGAGCGTGATCTTGGAGAAGGTGGGGCTGGCCTCGGTGGGTGCCGTGGCTTCGCCAACCCAGTAGGCGCTAGCCGTGGTGTTCTCGTAAGCCACTTCACGCGCGAACGAACCCAGCGAGAGCTTGCGCGCCAGGTTGCGGACGCTCGTCATGGTCTGAAGCTTCGCAATCAGCTGATTGTCGAACTCGGTGGGCGGAATCACGGTGCCACCGCTGGCCTCGGACA